CTACTGATGTTGTTGCGCCCAGCAGTACAGTAGCTTACTATGAGGCTTTGGCTGCCGATGAAAGAAATAGATTTCCTTACAGGGCGCGTATTCAAGTGCTTGGGTACCCCAAAGTTAACCCAGATAAACCTATTTATTTAGAAGGTTTAGGACCAATTTACTCTGGGTATTGGATTGTTATTGGCGCTATACATCATGCTATTGAAACTTCTCCTAACGTATTTCAATACACTACTACATTGGATATTGGAGCGGACTCTTTAGGAACAGCTAGGACATTTAATACAAATGACGTTACAAAACCAAGCCCTACAAGAATTCGTCAAATTACAGCTGGGGTTAGAAACATCCCAGATAAACATGAAACTAAATTAGTAAGAGGTTCAGGAACTAACGTTAATACTGGCCTATCAGTAGCTACTAGATCAAAAGCAAATGCGTTAAACAGAGCTTACGCTACTCCGTATTTGTATAGGAGAGCTTAATGTACAGTGACGTATACGTAGGCAACTTGCAAGATAAAAGATTCTACGGAATTTACAGAGGCATAGTAGCGGATACTAATGACCCTTTAGACCAAAATAGAATCCGTATGTTTGTTCCACAAATTTTGGGAGAGGCTGCTACTGGTTGGGCGTACCCAATATTTCAAACAACCGCTGAAATAAGTGCTCTTGTATGGGTATTTTTTGAGGGCGGAGACCCTAATTTTCCATTATGGATGGGAACTACTTTGAGCGGAGGACTAGTGTAATGGCAGGCACACATATACGTAGTAAACATGGAGACAATGATAAATGGTCTGTAAAAAATCCTATTTTAATGTCTGGCGAAATTGGAGCGGTAACTAGCGGAACCAACAAAGGAAATATAAAAGTAGGCGATGGAGTTACGCCTTGGAATAATTTGGTGTATGTTGGCTCTACTGGAGCAACTGGCTCTACTGGAGCAACTGGACCTGCTGGAGCAACTGGACCTGCTGGAACACTTAGCACTAGTGCTAATGAACAGTTAAATACGGCTTTAGCTAATGCGGCTGCTGCATTAACAGCGGCAAACGCTGCATATGATACTGCTCAATCCGCATCTGCTGGCGCAGCTAGTGCGTTAACAACCGCAAATAATGCGTATACTACCGCTACTACTGGAGCGGCAGCGGCATCTGCAGCCGTATCATCTGCGTCTGCCGCACTACAAGGGCAGATTAATAGTCTTTCAACAGTGGCTAGCGCTGCTGCTGCTGCTGCTACTGCTGCTCAAAATACTACTGATGGTAAAAATAAAATTTATAGACAAGGTACTCAACCCTCTGGCACACTATCTGCTGGGGATTTATGGTTTGATACAAGTAATGATAATAAAATATCTAAATGGAGCGGTTCCGCTTGGGAAAGTTTTGGTTTAGGAAATGCGGCTATAGCCAACTTAGATGCGGGAAAAATAAGCACGGGATATTTAGCAGCGGATAGAATTCAAGCAAACACTATTGACGCCAGTAAAATTACTGCAGGGGCAATTGTTGCAGACAAACTTGCCGCTACTGCACTGTACGGAAAAACAATTATTGGCGCTACAATAGGCACAGTTGATGAAGCCACTGGCGGTGCTAGAATTGCATTATCAACTACTGGTTTGTATGCGTACAATACTTCAGGCACCCCTACTTTTTCTATTATTGCTAGTACAGGCAACGTAACTTCTATTGGTGGGTCTATATCTGGAGCTAATATTTCTAGCCGAGCTGATGGGGCTACAAATGCATCTGTAGTTTTAAGCCCCCAAGGTTTGTACGCTTATAACGCTTCGGGCACTAACACGTTTAGTCTTAGTGCTTCTAATGGCTCTATGGTAGCCACAAGCGGAAGTTGGTATGCTGGGTTTATTGGTGCCTCTGAAATTTACACAAGAAGTGATAAAGTTAAAAACGCTTGCGTAGCAATTGATACTACTGGTCTTTATTCTTATGATGCTAATGGAGTTCCTAGGTTTACTCTTACTGCAACTACAGGCACTGTAAATATTGTTTCTAATAGCCTTAACGGATTACAGTTTGATGGCGCAAATGACAAAATTTCTTTTTTTAAAGGTGGAGTAGAAAAAGCATCTATACAAAGTTACATAGGTGAAGTTAATGGCGGAATATCTATAACCCACAGAGCTGGTAACGCTACTTGCTATATAGGTGCAGCTACAGCTTACATGAGTGCAGGCAGTGATGGCGGGAGCCTTACTTTGCAAAGTAATGCTATTTTAGACTCTCCTAATAAAGCTATTATTAGCGCTGGAACCAATAGCATAATAGTATCTAGCACTGCTATATCTATTGGTCAAGGAATTCGTGAAGAGAGTTCCAACCCTGACCCCGTGTACTCTACCGCAATTAGAGATAAAACAACTACACTTATTGGAAATATGTATATCAGTAGTAATACTGGTTTAATATCTAGAGGTATGAGTGCGGCTTCATCACGTAATATTAAAAATAGTATTACTGACTTGTCTATAGAGTTAGATCCTAAAAAACTTTTAGATATCCCAATAAGACAATTTAAATATAATACCGACGTCCTTACTAATACAGATGATTCCAGGTATGACACATTTATTCCTGGTTTTATTGCTGATGAAGTTGCTGCAGCGTACCCAATTGCGGCTGACTACGAAGATGGTAAGCCTATTGGTTGGAACTATGTATACATAATTCCGCCAATGCTTAAACTTATTCAAGACCAGCAAAAGACTATAGATGAGTTGGTTACTCGGGTACAAAACTTAGAGGGCGTAAATAAATGATACAGTTTAATAAGTTAAACATACTATGGCTAGGAGCGTTCTAATGTCATTAATATCAAAACAATTAGTTACTCGTTCTATTAAAACTCCGTTTGCTTTTGCAAATGGAAGAGTAGATACCCTGTTAGATACCGATCTTAATATTTGGAAAAATCGCATACGGGCCTTGTTATCTACCGCTACTAATGAACGTGTATGGTATTACGATTACGGCGCTAACTTAAATAATTTATTATTTGAAGCGTCTGAGGTAGCTGTCCAAGACGCTAAATACGCTATACAACAAATGTTTGGATCGTGGCTTCCAAGCCTTACTTTGGTAAACGTTGTATCTGAGTTTGACCCTTACAGCGGAAATTTAAGTGTAACTATTATATATAAACTGCCATCTGGGGACACAGACTCTGTTAAACTTAGTACTGAGAATCTTTCACCAGCTGGAGAAACGACTGAGGTAATCGCATGACAGACTATATCCCAACAGTAGAGTACACATCTAGGGACTACACGGCTATTAAAAATGATCTTTTAGCCCTTATTCCTAACTTTGCTCCTAACTGGACGTCTAGAGACTCCAGTGATTTTGGAGTTGTTCTTTTAGAGTTGTTTTCTTATTTAGGTGATCTTATTAACTACCAAATTGATAGAGCCGCTAATGAATCTTTTATTACAACCGCTACTCAAAGAGACACGGTTATTAAATTAGCTAACATTTTTGGCTATTCTCCAAATGAAGTTACTCCTGCCAAAGGTGTTGTTACTTTTACAAGTGGAAATACTGCTGGGGCGGTAATTCCAGCGGGTACAACTGTGTACTCAAGTGGCGCGTCCCCTGTATCTTACACTACTGATGTAGATGTTACGTTAAGTTCTACGGTTGGAAATAACGTTACAGTTAATGTTACACAAGGGTTAAGTGTAACTAACGAGCCAGTAGGGGTTTCGGATGGAACAGCTAATCAACAATTTGCTTTAGCTCATACTGGGGCTATGCCTGGTGGTTACTCCAGTTCTTTAGTATTACTTACAGTAAACGGAATAATTTACTCCAGAGTTTCTAGCGCAACAATTCTTGACTACGCAACAAATGATCTCGTGTACTTTGTAAAAACGGCTGGTGATGGAACTACTTACGTTGTTTTTGGCGACGGTGTGTCAGGGGTCATACCGCCTAACGGTGGACAAATACTAGTTACATACAAGTACTCTGATGTTCCTGGAAGCGTGGGCAACATTCCTGTTGGAAGTATTACATCTTTTAATACAGCAAATATTACTGGAGTTAGCGCAACCGTTACTAATACAAGTGTTTTTTCTGGCGGTTCAGACGTAGAGACAACAGATTCAATTAGAAAAAATGCTCCTTTAGCTTTAAGAACATTAAATAGAGCTGTATCACTATCAGATTATGAATCACTTGCGCTAACCCAATCTGGTATTGCTAAAGCAAAAGCAATTGCAACTTCTTTTAGTTCTGTTTCATTATTTTTAGCTGGCCCTGATGGAGCAGCCGTTAGCGCTGCAACTTGTTTAGCTATAAAGACATTTTTAGCATCTAGAATTCCTCCAGGCACTACGGTTACGGTTAGTTCTTTTACTAAATCATACCCTTATTTAACTGTAAGCGTAAACGTAGATCCGCAGTACAGCGCATCAGCTATACAAGCACAAGTACAAACAGCGCTTGCTAAATTATTTAACTACTCTACTGCTTCATTTGGTCAAGCAATACCTGAAGGAACTATTTTTTCAACGTGCTTGGCTATCTACGGCGTTAATTCAATAACAATTTCCGATATAGAAAAACTATCGGAATCACCAGCCGCTAGTGGTATTTACACACAATCTACTGTTACAGGACCTACAGCCACAACTAGCACTAGTGTGACAACAGCGGTTACTGTCACGGATTCTAATGGTGTGTGGGCAGGATCTAAAGTTGTCACTCCAACAAACTTAGCTGGAGCTACAATCTATGCCGTGGCTGATTCAACTACAATCCAAATTGCTCCTACTTCTACAGCGGTTACAATTCCTACAGGCACAACAATAACAGTCACGGGAAACCTAGGAACTACGGCTGGTATACGTGATCTAGCATTTTCTTATAATGAGGTTCCTATCTATGAATCTAGTTATATTACGGTTAACACTACTGGGGGTAGCTAATGCCTCAACCGTTATCGATAGTTGACGGAGTCTATGGAGTAACCGCTGATTCACGACCGTCTAATTATTTAATTAACCATGTAAGTTGGCCAGCAATAAATGAAGCAACTAACTGGCTAAAAGCCGTAGTAGTTAGAAAAATATCTGGGTTTCCAATTACCCCAGACGATGGTGTGCGGATTTTTACTGAAGTTACTGATTCGCTTTTACTAAATATTTCTAGTGTTAACGCTACAACAGGAGCTATTACAGGGGTTACAGTTGATTACTACCCTGCATCTACATACACTACTAGTTCTACGTTTACTGCTATTCCTGGCGTTACTGTCAATAGGACTGATGAAAGTTTGGTAGGATCAGGCTCTGGAGCAACATTTACGGTAACCACCAATAGTTCTGGTGTACCTAGCGTAAGTATTGTTAGCGGAGGTTCGGGCTATACAGATTCAGATTTTATTAGAATATCTGGAAGTAACTTTGGATCTAGAGTCTCTAGATCTGAGCTTGGTGTGACTAATAAGTACCACATCTATGACAATGGCACCAGTGCTGCTGTTTATGGAGTTGGAAAAGCTGAATCTTTAGATGCTAACCCTGGGTACGGCGTTACTGGTTCATATGCAACTGGGTCTAGTTTAAAAAACCCGCCTAATAAATATTACTATTCAATATTTATTCAATGCACAAAAGCTGGTTTTTCTAGTAGCGATGTTAACGATGAGTTTTATTTAGCTGGGACTGACAATACAAACAGGTATTGGCGTAAAATAGCTGATGTATCTTGCCCTGTAATTATAGACAAGGGCACTATAAATAATGTCTTGTCACACCTTCCTAGTTTTTACACTAAAAATGAAAACGGATCGTATAACAACGACCTTAAACAATTTTTAAGTCTTTTTGCTTTTCATCTTGATACTTATTTGAACGCTAACTCATCTGTTTTTAACGCAGCTGATATTAATAAAGTAGATGAAGTACTTCTTAAAGAATGGTTAGCTGAACTGGGAGGAGTGCCAGATGATGTAATCAGCGTAGATCAACTACGGAAGCTTGTTAAGACAGTGCTCAAGACATACGGATCAAATGGCTCGGTAGCGGGATTAAAAAATTTAATAGAGACATACGCTGGATACAATGTAATTGTTGATCCTGCGGTAAACATTATTCCTGATTATGATAGTTCAACTTTTTTAAAATCAACTGGCGCATGGTACGGAGACCCAAGTCTTCCTGGAAGCTTTGCTACTAACG